TTATTCTCTTTAGCGGACACTACGTTAGCAGATGCAGTAGCGTTTGATGCCGCTAGATTCCCTTCTGAAACTGTATGGACACCTTGCTAATGGCTCAACAATTACAGAACATTACAGTACAAGCACCAGGATTTGCGGGCATTAACAGTCAGGATTCACCACTGTCTCTTGACCAATCCTTTGCGGCTACCGCTAGTAACTGTATTATTGACGAATATGGTCGTATAGGGGCGCGTAAGGGCTATACGGAAGTATCCACTGATTCTAGTACGGCTACACAGTTAGGCTCTAGTAGAGGCATAGAGGCTGTACACGAGTACGTTAAGAATGATGGTACTAAAATAGTATTCTCTGCGGGCAACAATAAAATATTTACAGGTACTACAACCTTAACACCTGTAACACTTCCTGCTCTGTACTCTATAACAGCTAACAACTGGAAGATAGTTACATTTAATAATAATGTAGTATTCTTTCAGAAAGGTCATCACCCCCTTGCTTCTATAGCAGGAAGCACTACGTTAATTAAAATAGAAGATGGTGGACATGACGCACCTTTCGGTAATGAGGTCATAGCCGCTTATGGTCGGTTGTGGTCTACGGGTGTTACTGACGAACCAAACAAAGTATACTGGAGCAGTTTACTTGTCTATGATAATTGGCACGGTTCTGGAGCAGGTTCGTTAGATTTAAATAAAGTATTCCCTACGGGCGATGACGAAGTTATGGCACTGGCGGCACACAACGGGTTTCTTATTATCTTTGGTAGACGTTCAATTATTGTGTACGAGGGAGCAGAAGCACCCAACGCAGACACGGCTATATTTAAACTACACGACACTGTAGAGGGCGTAGGTTGTATTGCTAGAGACTCTGTACAACACACAGGTACTGACATCTTGTTCTTGTCTGATGATGGTGTACGTAGCTTCGGCAGGACTATACAAGAAAAGTCAATGCCTATGCGAGACTTAAGTAAAAATGTACGTACTGAATTAACCCAAGAAGTAAGAAGTCAAACTAACCCGATTAAGTCTTTGTACAGTGCAGATGAAGCCTTTTACTTGTTGTCATTACCAGATAGTCAGACAATTTATTGCTTTGATATGCGAACAAGTTTACCCGATGGTTCTAATCGAGTAACCACTTGGTCAACTGTTGAGCCGCATAGCATGACAGTATTACAAGATGGTAGTATTTACTTCGGCAGAGAAAACGGTATTTTTAAATATGAAGGCTATACAGACGACGGTAGTGAATACTTGTTATTGTACTATAGCAACCCACTAAACTTTGGTAACTCTGCTAACCTTAAGTTTCTTAAAAAGTTTAATATAACGATAATAGGTAGTGTAGAATCAAATACAACACTAGTGTGGGGTTATGACTACACAAACAATTTTAACAAAAAAGTGTTTTCCAGTTCAGGAACAAACAGCACACAGGCTTTGTTCGGTATTTCGGAATATGGCTTAAGTCAGTATACCGTAGGTACTGATATACAACGTCCAAGAATTAACACTAACGGCAGTGGCGCAGTAGTAACCATAGGCATTGAGTCTACAATTAATGGCTCACCTTATTCAATACAACAAATAGACATACACGCTCTTCTAGGGAGATTGATTTAATGAGTAATTATACACCACTAACAAACTTTGGAGCAAAGGACACTCTTCCCTCAGGAAATGCGGCTAAGGTAGTCAGAGGCTCTGAATTTACAATTGAGTTTAATAATATAGCTAGTTCTATCGCAACTAAGGCTGAAGTCAACGCACCTTCATTTACATCTGATGCTACCTTTGGTGGTAACATTAGTGTAAGCGGTACTGTAGATGGTCGAGATGTTGCGGCTGATGGTACTAAATTAGATACTATCGAAACCAGTGCAACCGCTGACCAAACTGATGCAGAAATTAGAGCGTTAGTAGAAAGTGCTAATAATTCAAATGTTTTTACTGATGCTGACCATACTAAACTAGATGCTATTGAAGCAAGTGCTGATGTAACTGATACAACCAATGTAACTGCCGCAGGGGCGGCTATGCTTACTGGTGCTAGTTTTACTGGTAATGTGTCAACCACTGGAACTTTAGCTACAGGAGGCTTTACGCTTCCTGCTACTGATGGTACAGCGGGTCAGGCTTTGTTGACCAACGGAAGCGGTGCGGTTGCTTGGAGTGACGTTACAGTAGATATTTCTGGCAAGGCAAACTTATCGGGTGCGGCATTTACTGGTAGTATTAGTTTAGACTCAGATGCAGTATTTTTATCGGACGTAAACAACTTTGGTGGTAAGGGTCGTATCGGTATCGGCACAAACAACCCTACGGCAACACTTGACATGGTTTCAAATAATGGCGCAACAGTGCGTTTTAACAGTCTCGAAGGAAAACCTAATGTTATTATGTTTAAAGACACGACTAATGACGAAACTCCAGTAAAAATAACAGGAACTCATAATGACCAATATTATGGTTCAAACAAGACTGGAGGTATACTTACTTTAACAGCGCAAATAGATTCTGGTAGTCAGGTCTCTGAGATTAATAACTTTGAGTTAAGACCTTCTTATACTTTTTCAACTAAACCTATTCATGTGTTTGGGAACACTCCGCCTAATGTCCAACTTTCAATTCAAGCCTCTTCCTCACATGGTAACTTTATATCCATAGCGGATGTCGGAAGCAAAGCAACTGTAGCTTGTCCATTAGGTACGCAAACCATTTCAGGGGGCGGTATTACCTACGAAGACGGAATGTTAATAGCCGCGCTTAAACTTGGAGGAAGTGGGTATATCAAAACCACAAGCATAAGAGCAGACGGTGAGGGTGCTATTGCTTTATATGACGAAATTAACAGTAAAGGTGTTAGGTTTTTTGGTAATAATTTCGAGCCTTGTTCAGATACTGTTGTTTCAAATGGGCAAGGTGGGACTTTTACTCGCCCTACTCAAGGATTTGCAAGTGGTTCTTTAAATCTAGGCTATACTGCAAATAGGTGGAATAGAATTTATTTATCAAATAGCCCCGATGTTTCATCAGACCAACGCCTCAAGCAAAACATTGAAGATGCAGATGATGCAGGTAGCACAATAGATGCTATACAGGTTAGAAAGTTTGACTGGATTGAAGACGGTAGACATCAGAGCTATGGTATGATTGCTCAGGAACTAGCAGAGGTATACCCTGAAGCGGTAAGCGTCTCTGAGAATGAAGAGGATACACTAGGTATTGCTACTGGAGACTTAATACCTATGCTAATTAAAGAAGTACAATCGCTACGTAGTCGTGTAGCGGAACTGGAGAATAAATAATGAGTGAAGCAAATAATGATTTTAACTTAGGACAGTTCGGTCAAAATCTTCTTGATGTAGCAGGTGGTTACTACATGGGCAAGGAAGGCTCAGAACAAGCCATAGAGATAGGTCAACAGGGTTTTGAGCAAAGCGTAAAACTTGCTGAAGATGTTGGCGGCATGACTGAGTTTAAACCCTTTACTGTTACTACAGGGCTAGGTGGTGCTACTACAGACGCTACGGGTGGGTATTCTTTACAGATGTCCCCTGAGCAACAAGCCCTTCAGAACCAACTGTTAGGTCAATCAAAGACTTTGTTCGGTCAAGTAGGGATAGACCCTAGTACAGCACAAGCTGACCTGTATGAGCAAATTAGAGCCACTCAGCGTCCTGAAGAACAACGTCAGCGTTTAGCATTAGAGGAGCGTATGTTATCTCAAGGACGTATGGGCTTAAGTTCGTCAGCATACGGTGGTTCTTCTCCAGAGTTATTAGCACAAGAGACTGCTATACAGGAAGCTATGAGCAGGGCAAACTTAGGGGCTAGGACACAAGCTATGGCAGAGCAACAACAGGCTCTACAGTTAGGTACAGGAATGATGACTCAGGGTTACGTACCACAGCAACAAGCATTGGCGGCATTAGGATATGGTGTTGATTTAGCTAAGTTGCCTCAGTATGGTAGACAGGCAGGTGCTGAGTTTTATGGGCAAGCAGGTCTTGGGGGTATTGAAGCCTTAATGCAGGGTCTACAAGAAGCCTCTGGTTATGACTTAGCGATGAAA